CTGCCTCCTTTGCCGGGTGGGGACGATACTTACACGCAGGTGAACGATATTGGCGATTCCGCTCTTTTACCTCTTAATCAATAGTTTTAGCACAATAATATATGTTTGCACAGGATGTTTTTGAAAGGTTGGGGCTGTCCCAAGATACGGATTTATTGAACGATCTCCAGAAAGAGGCGTTGTTAGAGCCAACGGAAGCGGCGCAGAGTCCCTATATGGATGACCCGGCATATGCCGGTTTTGAGACTTTGCGCGGTTTGTTTGGTTCCAACCATGGAGATAATCCCTCCATGTATTGGCTGGCACAGGGAAAAGAGATGCCTGAATTTGCCACCGTGGCGGACGCACAGGCTGCCGTCTGGAAGGATTTCCAGAAAAAAGCCCGTGCTTATCAGGAAGAGCAGGAGCGACAACAACAGGCACGGGAGGCATTGGCTGCTACGATTGATCCCTTCATTGACCGGTACGTGCGCGGGGACGCTGTGGTTCCCTCCCCTGAACAAGTAATGATGATGCAGGAGGCGGGCATTTCCTGGGAGAGTGTCAGACGAGCCCGAAGAGGGATGCAACTTGTCCGGGAATATGACACGCAGGGCATCCTGTACGACGACAGGATCATCAATAATCTGGCGGAACAGGTGGGAGATGATGAGTTGGCACGGCGCATTGTGCTGAATATGTTTTATAATGACGCCAGGAAGTACGCCAAGGATAAGCACGGTGACGAGTGGACCGGGATTGACTGGATAGATAAGGCAGCCCAGGGGGTAACGGGGATGGTACGCACCGGAGGTGTGAAGGGGTGGCGGACAGGTCAGAAGGCCTGGCGGAATTTACAGGTAATGGGAGAGGTGGATGCCGTTACGAATGCAGCTAAGCGTCTGCCGGAGTTGATTGCTTCCGGAATGGATGTGGATGAAGCACGCGCTCAGATTGAGAAGGATGCCACTTTTCTTGAGATACGACGCCGCTGGGCTGCCGATCTGGTTCAAACTATGGAAGCCGGGGAGAAGGAATATTTGGAAGGTGAGGACCGTCATTTGGTTGGCCGTATTGGTTCGCAGCTTGGTTCCATTATCGGAGATACGGCTCCCTGGTTCATTCCTGCCATTGGTCCTGCTATCGGAGCTTCCTCCGCCATGCAATCCCGCAGGGATGAGGGGGTGAGCATTGGGTTAACTATGGAGGAAACAGAGAAGAGGGCCATGATGTTCGGCCAGGCAGATGCTCTGGAAGAGATGATTGCTTTTTCCCCCATCGGGCGGTTGACGCCCGGATATAAGTGGTTGAAGAAGGCGCTTGGCGGTGGGAAGGCCGCCGGGAAGCTGGCCCCGTGGCGGGCTCGATGGATGGCGAGTCCGAAGGCCCAGTACGCTATTCAAGGGCTTTCCGGCGCTGCGGAAGAGTCCATTCTTGAGCCTACAGCCGGGTATTTGATGCGTACTGTACAGAGTATGAATCTGACGGACGAACGCGGAAAACAGACTTTCCGTCAGTATTTGGACGATATGGGGCAGATGATGCACGGAGAACAGGGGCTTGCCCTGCTGGCTTTTACGTTTGGGATGTCCGGCTTTAATTATCCTCAAATCAAAAAGGCGGCCCAGGAGTTTGGCCTTTCTCTGCAACATTACAAGGAACTGGGAGGCACGGCCCAGGGGTATCTGGAGGCCAGGGAGGAAAAGACCGCCGAAGGTTTTTTGAATAAGGCCCTTGCCAATTTGCATGATTCCTGGATGGAGGATCCGCAGGCTTCCCTGGAGCGGGCGAGCGCGGCTGCCGGAGAACGCCTTTCCGGGGAGCGCATTGAGTCTTTGCGGGAGCTGGACGCGTGGCGGGCTGCCGAGGATGCCGGCATGGTGCCGCGGGTGGAGCCGGCGGAACAGGAGGGGATGTTCCGTGTGTATGCTCCGGCGCGCAGCACGAAAGCGAAGCGGGAGGATTCCACTGCCACCACCGGCCAGCAGGAGGAAAGCAATCAACCCTCTTACACGCTGATGGACGGCGAGCAGATGACGGCTTATTTACAGGCGTTTGTGAGCGAGCAGATGGAGAGTGACATCCTTTACACGCAGCATTTGCTGGCCGGGGACGTGACGGTGAACCAGGCCCTGGCCCAGGGGCGTTTTGACGCGGCGGAGGTGATCACGCGCACAGTGACGGATGAGAAGACCGGAGCCGAACGGGTGGTGATTGCCCCGGAGACGCTGGGGCAGATGAAGGCCCGCGCGGATATGGCGATGGCCGCTATCCGCGCCCTGGAGGCGGAGGGGGTGAGTTATGAGGATGCCGCCGACCGCATGGATGCTTCGTTGAGCGAGCATCTTCCGCTGGGAACTCTTGTGAAGACATGGGAGGAAGCCCAGGAACGCATCAGGACGGAACAGGCCCGCAACCCGGAGTTCAAGGTTCCGGCCATGGATGCCCCGTTTTCCAACGCTTATGTGACGAAGGTCCGCCGGGGAGATACGTTCCGCCGGGTGTTGAGGTATGCCCGCGGGAATGCGACGGTGGAGGATTTGATGGAGGAAACGATGGAACAGGCTGTCATCTCCTGGCAGGCGGAGCAGGGTTTGACCTGGGGCGAGTTCGGCGCGATGCTCCAGGAGGCGCAGAGGGCAATGAATGAGTTGTTCCCGGAGGCGCGTGGGGAGGAGATGCAGTTTATTCACCTGGACGCCGGGAAGCCGGTGACGGGGCATGACGCGATTGAGGCTTTTTCCAAGATTGGGCGTTCCCGCTGGCTGGCGGACGCGGTGAATCATCCTTCCCTGCCCTCCTGGCTGCGGAAGCTGCTGAATCACCTGGTGAAGTTCCTGGGGGCTTTCAAGGCGCGCGTGCAGCTGGGCGAGATGGTGCGCCAGGCGGAGGAACAGGGAGTGTTTACCCTGCCGGTCAGGCAGGCGCTGGCGGTGATGCTGGATGCGGGGAATGCCCTGTACCGGGACCAGCAGGGGGATTTGATGGAGTTGTCCATGGAGCGGGCCAGAGCGCAGGCGGAGCTGGACGCGATGTTTGGCGCGGGCGTGGCGACGGAGGCCCGGACGCTGGAGGATGAGCTGGCGGAGAGCAGGAAGGAGGATGAGGAGCGCCGGAAGGAGGCCGAGGATGAGGCGCGGGCGCCGGAGAATTCCCCGGAGGCGCAGGAGGCGCGGCGCGAGCGGGAGCAGGCCCGCGTGGAGGCGCTGGGCGAGCCGGATGGGTCAGGGGTGTTTAACGGGGCGTTTATTGAGGTTCAGGAGGGGGTGCGCCTTGGGTTTATTGATAAAAATAAGCTGACGCTTTGCCCGGATGTGCCCCAGTTTAAGCAGGGCGCGGATGAGCAGACCGGGGTGGTGAATCCGATTGTGGGGGCGTGGCAGCGCAACGCCGCGCCGATTTCCGTGTGGCGGCGGGAGGATGGTTCTTTACAGGTGATCAGCGGACGGCACCGTTTTAACGCCTGCACGGATGAGGATATTAATTGCACGGTGTATGATGAGGCGGCCGGGTTTGATTTGGATTGGGCGCAGACGCATGACGTGGAGAATAATATCCGGGACGGGCAGGCTTCCCTGTTTGAGATTGCCCGGTACGTGAGCCAGAAAGGGTTGACGAAGGAGGAGGCTGTGGAGAGGGGGATTTTCCGCAAGGGACAGTCCCGGCGCGGGGTGGAACTGGGCATGTACGGCTGTTCCGATTTGCTGGACGCGCTGGGCAATGAGCTGGTTTCCCCGGATGACGCCTGGCGGGTGGCGATGGCGTTCCGCAATCAGACCGAGGTGCAGCGGGCCGGGCTGCGGGCCCTGATGGAGGGGAAGAGCTGGCAACAGGCTTTTGCCGTGATGCAGGTGGCCGCGAATATGGACCGCATCCGCGGGCTGGCGGAGGCGGCCGGGATGACGTTTGAGACGGATTTGTTCGGCAATTCCCACGCGGAGGAGTATTTTGCAAGGCTGGCGCAGTACGCCGCCGCCCGCGTGAGCGAGCTGACGAGGGAGATTTCTTCCATCAGCGGGGCGAGCAGACGCCCGGAGACGGCTAAAAAGTATGGCGTGGATGTGAAGGACGCCGCCGCGCTGGAGGCCGTGGTGAAGGATTTGAAGGCGCAGAGGGCCCGATGGCAGAACTTTGGCCTGCATGAGGATTTGATTAAGGAGGCCAATGACGCCGTGATGGTGGAGCTGGGGGTGAAGACGCGGGAGGAGGTGGACCGGGAGAACGGGGTTCTTCCTTTGGAGGCGCCGGAACAGGAGGCGGTTTCCGCCGATACGGGGATGTTGCAGCTTTCCCAGGATGTGAGCCGGATGCTGGACGCGGCGCTGGCGAGGGGGGCCGCCCCTGCGGAAGATGAGGCTCCCGCAGCGAATTTTTCCCTGGTGTCCATTCCTTCCGGGGAGGTGATCACTACCGCCGCCGAGATGCGGGCGAGGTTGAAGCCGTTGCAGGGCAAGGTGTTCGTTAATAAGAATACGGGGATCCAGGCCGTGATTGAGGCGCGCGTTTCCGGCAAGACGGTGGGCAAGGCCGGGGCGGCCCAGATGTCCGTGGCGAATTTGAAGGCGCTTGGGTTTTCCGCGGAGGAGGCCCGGAGGGTTCATTATACGGCTGCGGCCCGCATTCACGAGTTGTTTGAGAATGCGGAGGATGGATTTTTTGAAGAGGCGTATAAACAAGATTCGTCAAAAGCCGGAGCCTATCATTTTTTCAATACAGTAGATATTGGAGGGATAGGAGCGTTTGATGTTAATGTTACAGCAATCAAATACGTTAAGGAACAGGAAGGTAACGTTCTTTACACGCTGGAATTGACTATAGAAAACCCCGCCGCTAGGGGAGCTGCTAGCCGGGAAGGCCGCCTACCTACACCCTTTAAGGACGGGGTTTCTACCCGTAATTTATCTTCCTATCGTTCGTTTGTCGAGAAGGAAAAGGCGGCTGTCAGGAAGAAGGCGGTCGCTGACGGGACGTTCATGAAGGCACCTAACGGAGCGAATACGAATCTGACGGAAGACCAGTGGCTTGCCGTGCGCACGGCGGCGTTTAAGAATTGGTTTGGGGATTGGGAGCATGACCCGCAGAACGCTTCCAAGGTGGTGGACGAGAACGGGGAGCCGAGGGTGGTGTATCATGGGAGCCATCAATGGTTTACTTCTTTTAACGATGGCAAGCAGAGACAGCAGAGCGGCGCCCCGGCAGGCACGATATTCGCTAATGATAACCGGGAGATAGCGGTAAGTTTTGCGGATTATTACGGGGGCCACGCAGACGAGGTGATTTTGGATCCGAATGATGAACGCCACCCGCGCTATTCCTGGGGGATTTACAGAGAAGGCGGCATTTATGACTTGTTCATGAATGTCCGGAATCCGCTGGTGGTGGATTTTGAAGGGAGGCCATGGCTTGATTCTTCAAAGGGTGGCGACATCAACGCTTTGTGCAGTAAGGCAAAGGAGAGTGGGCATGATGGGGTGATTGCTTTGAATATCGTGGATGTAGGTCTCAATGATCAGGAGAATGTCCCTGCTTCTACGGATTATGTGGCCTTTGATTCCGTACAGGTGAAGAGCGCCGCGCAGAACCGGGGGACGTATGACCCGAAGAATCCGGATATTACGTTTTCCATTGTTTCGGCACAGGAACAGGGCCTGTTCCGGGACGGCCATTTTGAGGCGGGCAACGCGGTGATTACGGAACCGGGGGTGACGTTTTCCATTGCCGCCCTGCATGCTTCCCCGCATTCTTTCCGGAAGTTTGATACGGCGTTCATGGGCAAGGGGGAAGGAGCGCAGGCGTATGGCTGGGGGCTGTATTTTGCAGAGAATCCGGAGGTGAACCGGAGTTATATGAACCAGTTCGCGCAGGACAAGGCGACATGGAAGTTCCGGGAGGTGGAGACTGGCGTTATAGAAGTGATGCAACGATCCCTGGTAGGCAGTTTTTTGCCGAAGGATGCCCTGCCGGAGGCGAAGGAGGACGCGTCAGATATCGCCTTGTCTGTTCTTGGCGATTTGGTTGATGCCGCCAGAGGAAGCATGACTGTTTTAGACATCGTCATGGAGTTGCATGATGAAATTGATACTAACAGGAAATACGCGGAGACGTACCCCCAGGAGCGGGAGAAGCTGGAACAACTGGAAGGCTTCATGCTTTCTCTGCTTGACCATCTGGACGAGATAGAGGTGAGGACGGGCATGCCTTCCAATTACCGCGTGGAGCTGAATGTAGAGGATTCCGAGTTGATGGGCTGGGATTACGTGGACGAGACGGTTCTTGCCTTGTTGAAGGATTCCCCGGTGGAAGAGGTGCGGTATGCTTTGGAACGTGCCGAAAGACGGGCGGATTACCGCGGCGAAAACGTGAGCGGCAAAGATGTTTATCAGGAGTTGTTTGATGCTTTTTGGGATGGAGAAGATGGCACGAAACAGGAGGCGCAGAAGGCCGCCAGCGTGTCTTTGCTGTCCAGCGATATTAAGGGAATCAAGTATGCTGACGGCTATACCCGCAATAAGGCAGAGGAGGAGCAGACGTATAATTACGTGATTTTTGACGGGAACGATATCAAGATTACGGCGTTTGCGGACGAGTCCACCGGGGGAGCGTGGGCGGATTATGAGGATCCGACGGCGACGTTTTCCATTATCGGGGAGAAGGCAGAGTCCTTCCAGGAGTACCACAATAACGGACTTTCCTACACGGATCCGGCGGACGGGAAGCGGAAGGCGATTATTGATTCCCGCGGGGTGCGGTTGAGGAAGGAGCACGTCAGCGTGAGCGAGGGGGGGCATGTGAATGTTTCCCTGGCCGCGGCCCTGGATTTCCCGGAGTTGTTCCGGGCTTACCCGGAGCTGCGGAAGCTGCGGGTGGATTTTTACCGGGACAGCAGGAGCGGCACGGGAGGGTTTACCGATCCGCAGGAGCATTATATTGCCGTGAATGTGGCGCGGGGCGGGAAGAACGCGGCTCCCGGCATGGTGCTGGATACGATTCTGCACGAGGTGCAGCATGTGATTCAGGGGTATGAGGGGTTTGCTGTGGGCGCCGGGAACATGAGCCGGGAGCAGGCGCTTGCTTATCTGGGCGAGAGCATGAGCCAGCTGGCGGGCCGGGACGACGCCTGGGCGAAGGAGGCCCTGCCGCGCCTGGAACGGATGAGGCAGGAACTGGAGACCGGGACGCTGCAGCCGGCGTTTGTGTATGTTTTTTCCCACGGGGAGCAGGAGGCGCGGCTTGCCGGGTCGTTTGAGAAGAATAGCGAGGGCGTGGTGATGAGCGGCCTGAACGGGTTCCGGCTGCTGGACGCTCCGCCGTTTTCGATTCCGCTGACGGGGGATATTACGGAGCTTGGCGGCATTACGTTCGGGGCCGGGAGGTTTGGACGGATGGCCGGCAGGGTTTTGGCTCCGAACGGGGATTGGCTTTACGATGAGATGGTGTTCAGGATGCGGGCCGCCGCGCAGCGGTCCGTGAGTAAGCTGCGCCTGTTTGAGACCGGGGACCGGGAGCGCGGCCTTGAGCTGCTGGCGGAGGCGCAGGAGCTGATTTCCACGGTGGAGCGGTTTCTTCCCCATACGTACGGGTTCGGGCTGGAACCTTACAAAATCTGGCTGAATGTGTTTTCCCTGCTTTACGGGAATAGCGGGAAGATGGCGCCGGGCGATGCGGTGGCCAGCGCGTTGGAAGCGATTCCGATGAAGAGGTGGCCGGAGATTATGGAGGGGAGCATCGGCAAGAGTTTTGTTAATTGGGCGGAGAAGAGGCCGGAGCTGGAGGATGTGGTGGAGGAGGCCCGGAGGGAGATTGCCGAACGGCAGGCCGATTACGAGCTGGATTCCGCTCCGGACGCGGATAACAGGGCCGCCCTGGCGGCCCGCAAGGGGGTGGAACAGGAGGTGTGGCGCCGGTTGTTTGAGGAGCACGGGGCCGAGTTTCTGGAGGAGTACGGGGAGCAGAAGGTGTTCCGGCTTGTGGGGAAGTTTATGGCCCGCGTGGTGGAGCAGATTGACCGTTTCCGTAAGGATCGGACGCTGGGCCGCATCCGCCGCGTGGCGGCGTCCGTGGCTCCGCGGACGAATCCGCAGGGGAAGCCGCTGCGCGGGAAGATGGACGCGGAGAGTTACCGGAGGCTGGAAGACCGCCTGCGGCTGATGGAGATGACCCCCGCCCAGTATGACGCCTTTTTCCGAAAGAATTTCCCGGAAGTTCTGGACGAAGAAGCCGCCGGGCAACAGGAAGGCCGCACGCTTTGGGAAGACGTCAAGCCGCAGGATATGGTGACGGTGGAGACGACGGACGCGGAGGGCGGCGCGCTTGCCCTGACGGTGACTAAGGCCACTTTTGAGGCTTATGCCTGTTATGAGAAGATGAGCGTGGAGACGGCGGAGAATGCCGCCCGCGCCCTGGGCGAGTTTATCGCCACCAGAAGAGAGGCCTGGGAGAATGCCGCGGAAAGTAAAAAGAATGAGATTGAGGATTTGCTCCGGCCCGTGCTGGAGGCCGCCGGAAGAACGGATGACCAGGCCATGGCTACCCACCGGAAACAGGCCCGCCTGAAAACGCTGCCGTCCGGCCCCATGTCCCTGACCGGTTATTTGCTCAATTTCAGCCAGTATATGCAGGGGTTGCAGTCCGTGCCCGCGTTCAGGGGGATTGCCAAAAAGTTTGAACGCCGGGCGGCCCGGTTTGCCGTGCAGAAGCAGGCTTGCGAGAAAGATACGCTGGCGTTCGTGAAGAAGGCCGCAGGACGCATTCTCCAGACCGAGGATGAATACGAGATAGCGGATTGGATTTACGAGCAGCGCGGGGGCCTGGATACAGGCCTGACCATTACGGAACAGGAACCGGATTGGCAGGGGAAGGCCCGCGAGGAGTATCGCGCGGGCGTCCTGAATCTGATCCGCCGTAAAGTCCGCAAGCGTGGCGCGGCCAGGACCCTCGCCCATGTCGCCTTTTTGATGAAGGATATGGACGCGGAGCTGAAAGCGGAGATCGAACGCATCTGGCCGGATGCGCGGGATGAAGTGTGGAGCGAGAAGGATGCCGCCGTGTTTACGGAGAAGGAGCTTGACCGTTACGGAAGCCAGGAGAAGTACGTTGAGGAACACGCCGCGAGAGCCCGAAAGGCCAGCAAGTGGGGCAAGGGGAAGAGTCCGTATCAGGCCCAGTCTTACAAGCTTGACCATATCAGCCGGATGGAGGCCGCTTATATTATCCTGCTTTCCCAGCAGGAGGATTATCAGGAGATGCTGCGCCTGAAAGGGTTTACGCAGGAAATACTGGAAGGGCTGGAGCAGTTTGCCGGGAGCGAGGTGATGGAGTTTTCCCGCGCCCTCCGGGAGAAGCTGAACGAACGCGGTCAGGAGGTGAAGGAGGTGACCGAGAGCCGTTACGGCGCCCCTTTCCCGATGATAGAGAATTATTTCCGCGCGTTTTTCGACGTGGGCATTGAGGCGATTGACCAGTCTATCATGGACGCGGCTTCTTATGGGGACGCGGCCACGGGCGGGAAGTTCGGGCTTATCCACGCCCGGAAGAAACATCATGCCAGTCTTGATTTGAGTATTGACGTGCTGACGGCTTATTACGCCGCCATGAATGAACAGGATGTTTACCTGTATGGCTCGGAAATCAGCCGGGATATGCGCGCCCTTATTAATTACCGCGGCGAAAACGGGACGCGGGGCGCGCGCGTTCTGGAGAAGGTTATTGGACGGGACGCGCTTAATAAGCTGCTGGTCTGGTGCGATTCCTTCGACAAGGGGATGGCGGGGAACGTCCGCGGGTTTCTGGAGATGCAGAAGAGCCTGAACCGCATCAGTTCCGCGGCGGCCATTACCCTGCTGCCGGGCCGCGTGGGCACGTGGCTCAAGCAGTCCACCGCCCTGATTAACGCGGCTTTCAGCTCGGATGAGATTGATCCCCATGAATGGGCCGCCAGCATGGCCCGCATGGCGGCGGGCAAGCTGGCGCTTTCCCCGCGCGAGTTGATGAAGCGGGCCGCCCTGGACGCCAGAGACGCGACGGAGACGGCCGTCATCCGGGAGGCGATGAGCGCGGACGAGGCGGGCCGGGCCGCCTCCGGCGCATGGAAGAGGCTGAACGTGAAAGGGATGAACCTGCTGACCCAGACGGACGTCGGCCTGAATGCCGTGAGTTCCGCCATTCTTTATGACGCCGTTTACCGGAAGGAGATGAAGAGGAACCCCGGATTAAGCAGGGAGGAGGCGGACAGGCGCGCCATGATGGAGGTGGAGCTTTCCCTTTCCCGCAAGGCCCAGCCTATGACGCCCCAGCAGCGGTCCCTGGCGGCGCAGACGCGCTCCGTCTGGAATGTCGGCATGCTTTTCCTGGGGGGTGAGAGCATCAATACTTTTGCGGAGACTGTTGCCCTCTGGAAGCAGGGTGGGATGAAGAATAAGGCGAAGTCCGTCAGCATGTTTTACGCCCACGGCCTTCTGCTGGCGTCCATGAGCGCCATGCTTAATTTTTTCACGGATGATGAAAGACGCCGCAAACGCCGGGAATGGTGGCACATTTTTATTGATGCTCTCCAGGGGCCCCTGCAGGGGATCCCCTTCCTGGGCGCGCTGGCGGGCGGAGCTGTCCGCGGCATGTCTTCCCTGTGCGGCTACCGCTATTACGAGGCTACCACTTCCCTTGTTCCGTTCGCTTCCTGGGATAACCTGGAACGGGCCGGAAAAGATCTCGCCAAACTTTTTGACGGGAAGGATAAAGATTGGGTGGATTTTCCGCTGGCTTTCATGGGCGCCCTGCGCATGGCCGCTTTCGGCGCGGCCCTGGGCGGAGCTTCCACACCTAAAGGGGCCAGGTTCAAAGCCGCCGCCTTTTCCGCCGCCGCTTTCGTCAACCTGACCGAGTTCCTCCTTCGCGCCATGAAAGGACTCCCTTTAAGATTGGATGGGAAGTGAGATTGATATGAGCAACCCCTATACTATAGGGGTTGCTCAAAATGGAGTGGGTTGGGAAGAGAAAATAGTTAAAACGGAGAAGGTAGATGGCGAATATAACCCTTACTTTAGAATAGTATCAGCTTTAGCAGCTTGGTCTTTTGCCTCTTTTTCTAATTTAGGAACCTCGCGAAACATGGATGCAAGTTTTTGTGCTTCTTCAACAGAAATTCTTACAGTCATTTTTCCTTTATTCGGATCATTAAAAAACAACTGAATATGGGAACTTGTTTTTCCAAGCACATCTATCATAGATTCATTCAACATGGATATAAAATAAATATCAAACGAATACTTTCTTGGATTTTTTTCTAATGGCGCATAGTAAGAGGCAACAATTTTATTTGTGTCTAATTCATTTTCTTCTGCCAGTTTTGCCCACTTAGAACATTTTTCTAAACTTTTTGCTATATCGAGTGCATCTTTATTAGAAAAATATTGCGTAATAAATCTAGGATACATATCTTTTTTATTTTTATCTCTTGGATATATAAAAGCCACCAAACGACACCATTCATCACTTGAAACTTTTAAATGTATTTTGAAATCGCATTCATTTAAATAATGTATATTTAATATTTTATCACTCTTTACAGAACATTCGGTTCGAGCAAATGAGACTCCCGAAATAAATACCCACACCACAAATATCACATATAGAATCTTCATAGTGTTTCAATATTATTTGCTGGCTCCGCCGCAAATCTTACAGTTATTGCCACTGCCAGTATTGCTCCAATACCCTTTACAGTTATTGTAGTATCGGCAAGAAGAGTTATGTGTCTTTCCGGTTGAGCTGATCCAGTATTTCTTTTGCGCGGCTTCTACTTTTACAGAGGTTTGAATGTTTTCCACCGGGCAAGCTCCCATGGAAGCCACGGAGAGACACACAGCAGAGGCGGCATAGATGAATAGTTTTCCCAGAATCATACCAGAAAATTATATCTTTTCATGAAGAAAGAACAACAAAAAAGCCCCTGACCCGGAGGCCAAGGGCTGAACAGGAGCACTTTTCTGGGAGGATGCTACTGTACGCAGATGTAATGGCAATAAAAAACCCACGGAGTGATCAGCTCCGTGGGGTTGTTGTTGGATCTCCCCATCACTCCCCCCCCTCCGTTGCGCATGGTTCAGACTGGAGGTCTGTTCCCGGAGAAGTAGCCCGGTGAATTCCTGGGACGAACCGACCCTGCCGAGCATGAACGAATGTTAAGTCATCATATTGTTGACGTCAACAATATGATCCTGCTACGTCAAGCTTTCTCCCAGCGTTCCAGCGTTTCCACATACACGCCGGAGATTTTACCGCCGTCCATCGGTTCGATGTCTCCGAAGTTGGGGTTGATGGGATGGAGGGTGTATTCCATTTTGCCGGTTTCCGGGTTTTTCCTGCGAACCAGTTTTTTGAGCGTCACCCCTCGTTCATCATGGTATTGAACAATGGTTCCAGGTTTGGGGATGGGGGGGATGGTGTATTTTTTCATGATGACTACGGAGCCGTCCGGAATGGAAGGTTCCATAGAGTGACCGTTCACGCGCAGCAGGTATTCTCCTTTTTCCAGTTCACGGTATAGCCGGATGTCCTGCGGAATGGTGTCTCCATCCGCCAGATTGCCGGCGGCAATGTTGCCGATGATTCGTCCCTGAGCCTCCAAGGGAGGGGCTGTAAACGTTTCTACAGGGGTAAATTTCTTACGAGCGGCTTCTTTTTCTTTGGCGGCGTTTTGAAGAGCTATATCCGCAAAATCTTTGAGCGCGTTACGGAAGGCGCTGTTGATAAACTCCATAAATGTTTGCTGGGTGGCAGTCATGGCTGCGCTTATCACCTCCCATTCCTCATCCGTGAAATCAATTTCCACTTGGGGTGGAATAGGGGAAATCTTCTCGGTCATGAGACGCTGAATGATGAGGAGGGCTTTTGAGGGGACTTCTCGTGATACGCTTAGCCAGTTGTTTAGCGTTCTTTTGTCAACCCCACATTGTTCTGCGAGCCATTCGCGGGATTTTCCAGAGGCCTTAAGCCATTTTTTAATGTCTTCCTTGGTCAGCGTCATGCGTTGATAATACATCATTTTGATGATTTGTCAATAATCGCTTACGAAATAAAATCATCATATAGTGATTTTATTTCTTGCGGACGATAACCATTCGGTGTATTTATAAATCATCAAACGTAACACGCCATGTACTCAATCATCAAATTCAGCGAAATGGAGGACGGTATCAAGAATTGCCTGTTGGCCTATGCCGAGCAAGGCATCCGGCCCAAAGAAGTGATGAAGTCTCTTCTTATCCGAGAAGCACAAAGGCTTGGGTTTGTAATAACCACAGCCCGCGATCTTCCCCGCCCGAAGAACCCCAAGAAGCCCGCGGCATGAATATGAAAACCTCCCCCCAGGAAAGAACCATGAATACAAATACTGAATTACCGAAGAACGCGAAGCTGCTTACCGTGGAGGAAGCGAAGGAGCTAGTGAATAATAATTACCGCTATTATGTTAATGGTGATGGTCTGGTAAAAATACAATATTCCATCTCTCCGCAACCTCTACATGGAACGGAGTTTCTTGTAGTTGGAAGTGAAGAAGGCAAATGCCTTATCGCCCAAAGAAAGGAATTTTCAGCTGCGATAAAATCGCAGACAACTTGCGATCAATAGTTTCGGCCTGAGATTTGCTTGCTGTGTTTTTCTTTAATACATCAACATCTTTTTTCAGTTGAATGATTTTTCCATTTATATCTATAAGGGCCTCTTTGACAAATTGCTGAAATTGATATTCTTCCATATTCATAGCGGACTAATAATAATAAAATAAGACTATTTCACAATCATAAATGCTGCCAGGGGAATACGAAATCCATATTCATAGCACTCTATCCCTCAAAGCGAAAGCAGGTAGCACCAATTTCCAACAAATAACTAATGATGAACTGGACTGAATTTATTGTTGTGACGCTGCTTAACCTGGCAGGCTACCTGTCCGCGCTGATGCTTGGTATCAGCCTGGGAGAGAAACACATCATACGCCAGGTGAACAGAACCCTGGAACAGATGAGAAAGGAGCGGGCATGATTATCGAATACGACGACGAAGACCGGTGCATCCGGGTGAATGGCGAATACGTCGCCATCCGGGAAGCGGAGGGCCTCAAGGACGAGCTGGAATTAGCGATTGACCAGTGGGAGGTGGATCACGCCGAGCAGTGCGATAACCCCGACGGCCACTACGACGACTGAATTATGGAAGAAGCCCTTATCGAAGAATTGAAGCTGCTCGGCTGGCACGAGCTTTAACAATGAAAATATTATGACCTACCCTGAATCAGAGTTTTACGACTGCAAGACTTTGGCCCTGATGTACGATTCCGACCGGGATGTGATCAAGAGGACCGTCCATGAGTTGAAGGACAAGGGGCATGTGATCGAGATCCTGTACTGGGGCAAGCAGGGGAAGATGAAGGTGCACGGCAAGCAGTTCCGCCGGGCGTTACTCCGAGAATACGGAGAAGGAGGAATGAACAAATGAATACCTTTTTCAAGTTCTTGGGGGCCTGCTCCTTTGGTCTTTCCGCTGCGTGCCTGTTCTGGCTGTCGGTGGAGCTGGACAACGCCGAGCTGCAGGCCGGCAAGAGCCCGCATTCCGGGTTTTGCCCGGAGTCTCCCACTCCCATGAAAGCTTTTGAC